TGAAAGAAGACATTAGCACTTTAACAGAAGCCGCAGATTGGACAGCCATTGACCCCGTGTTTATGGATAGGTTATTAAGCATTGCCTGTGTTCATGAAATGCACATGGAAGCATTGTGGGGTGTATATGAAGAAGTGGTTCATGAATACTACGCATGGAAACCAAGAGAGGTAAATTTTGATGAGGATGAGGAAGATGAGTAACTTTTATGGCGCAGTATCATTTAAGCCTACAAATAAACAAATTAAAGATCGTGAGATTAAGTTAGCCAAAGCGATTGAGTATTTAGGTGATAAGTACTTGTTATCCAAACCTGTGGAGAAAATAAAATGATTAGCCCTTACTATGAGTTACCAACGAAGTCCAACATAGTCCAGGCTGCCATCAATGAAGCGATGCGACCTGATGCCAAATGGGTTAAGTACTATAACTTTGATGCCACATCGATTCATAATGATGTGTTGGCACTCGATCCTGTGCTTGCCGACATAGGTAGTAGGCATCCTTTGATGGGAGGGGTTGTGATGTTACCGCCCCATACCTTTTACAATTGGCATCGAGACACTAGGCGCGGGGTCAGTTTGAATATGGTGCTGAACCCGCAAGATGGCCTGAGTCACTGCGTGTTTACTGAAGATAAAGATGCCGTGGTGGGTAGTTTCACAGAACTTAAGTACAAGCCTGATACATGGTACTTATTTAATACCCAAGTAGACCATATGGTGATTAACTTTGATGCCCCTAGGGTATTACTGACGGTTGAGTTTGGTGAAGATAAAGACCACCTGACCTTTGATGACTTACTATTGGAGTTGTTATGACCGTAAAGAAAGTTAACGAAGTTTACGTGAAAAAGAAAGTTATTGACTATTTGAAAGAACTTGGAATATACTATTTCTTTCCGGTCGCATCAGGTTACATGCGTAACGGGGTACCTGATATTGTTTGCTGCATCAAGGGTAAGTTTGTAGCGATAGAGTGTAAGGCGGGTAAGAATACAACGACTGCCATCCAGGATAAGAACATTGAACAGATTAAGTTGAATGGTGGGGTAGCAATCGTAGTTAACGAAAACAACTTAGATTACATGAGGGAGGTAGTGGATGGAGCCAATTCGTAAAACACCTAAAGGATATACGCCTAAAGGATGGGTACCTGAGAGCAGTGCGCTTGATAAACAAGTGGGCGGTAGCCATTACGCTGCCATGAAGATTCAACCTGTAGAGTTTATTACAGCTAATGAGTTGGGGTTCTTGGAAGGCAACGTGGTGAAATATATCTGTAGGCATCATGCTAAGAACGGGGCTGAGGATATTAAGAAGGCAATCCACTATTGCGAGTTGTTGTTGGCAACGAAGTATAAATAATGTGGGTTCTGCTTGACGATGAAGGCGAAGTGATTAGGCGGTTTAATTACCCAGCTAAGAACGCAGTAGAGGTAGTAGAAAAGAAGTTAACCTTTAATGAAATGATTGAACAACTAGGAGAATGTTTATTATGAGTGAACCACAAGGCGCAGGTGTACCAATAACAGATGCTGAATTGCGCACGGCATTATCAGCAATGCACAACGGACTATTAACTATGCAAGCTAGGCTTGATGACCACGAGAAAGTACTTGAGAAGTTACTGCTTGTCATGCAAGAACTAACTGCTGGGCAAGTGCCTGATGGTTTCCGTCAACCGAAGCAAGTAAATTGATGACGGCATTAAAAGTGTATTGGTACGTCTCATGCTATTGGCAAAGCTTTTTGTTTGGGGCGTTTACCGTTTTATTAATTCAATACATATGGAGTAAACAACATGACTACCTGGAACGATATCACAGGCGATCCACTAGTAAGTAGAACCCTGAGCAAGAAGGGACAAGAGGCCTTTGAAGAAATATTTGGAAAAAGAAAAACGAACGGTGGATGGACACCTCCATCTACTGAAGTGGAGTTATGGACGGAAGCAGACGAAAAAAGACTCGAAGTGATAGGTCACAATGGGAACATAGGATATGGACATTCCGACATTGAAGAAGTACCACAGGCAACTGAATCAAATACCGAAGCCACCAAAGATTAAGAAAGCCACCCGTCCTTACAATCGTGTGCCATCTGAAATACAAGAGATGATATATAACAAAAGGATGGAAGGGATGAAGTTAGAATGGTTAGCTTTAACATATGGTCTGTCTGTATCAACGGTACATGCGGTAATTAAAAGGATGCAAAGTAATGGACAAATCAAATTATCCACCTGAGATGAAATTGTGGGTGACGGTGATAGCAGCATCAATCCAAGATTATCTTAGAGGATTGACAACAGGATCATATACAATAGAGTTTGAAGCGGCAAAGAATTGGATTTTTGCAGAGAATCAAAAGCCTATTAATAGTTTTGATAATATATGCATGGTTTGCAACATGAATCCTGATGCTATAAAACATAGACTTAATACAGATGCGAACGCTATCTATGATCGAATGATGCACAAGACTGATAAGGAAGAATTATGTACGGAGAAGAAACCATTGACCGAAATATTAGATTGAGTGCCATCATATTTATGTTAATTGAAAGCTTAAAAGAAATACGAGATAATAGTGAAACATTAGAATCAGCACAAAACTGGGCTGATGATGCGATAACCTTATATAACGAAATGAAAGAACATAACCGTGGCAGCTAAAAAAAGTAAAGCTAGAATCATTAGAACGATTCCTGAGAATCAATATTGGGATTGGATTAATGATGTTGTAAAAGTTGAATCTTCAGGACACTTTCCGGATACGGTTATGGTAGACTACCAAGGTAAAAAGTTTGAAGCATATCTTAAAGACCTAACGGAAGTAAAATAATGCCTGATGAATTTGATCGTATCCAAGACATAATGGAACAAGAAGAAGAACTACGTAGAAAATATACACCAAAACCTTTAGAGATAAAGAGCATTGGTAAGTGTTTATATTGTGGTACACCTTTGGAAGAAGGCCAGCGATTTTGCGATGCCGATTGCCGGGATGATTTTGAATACATGATTCATCGACGAACAAATAAGTAATTAGCCTTGGAGAGGGAACATATGTTAATACCGAGAGTGGTTAAAGACCACAATTCAAAGACTGCTATACTCTTTAAAGAGGGCAGGAAGTTTATACATTTCATTCCAATGAAGTCAGGAAAGCTAACGGTTAAACGTTTGCCCATAGTTCGATTCTTTACGATGTACCAGGACGCTAACATTCCTGTTGAGCATGCTGTCAGTTCCTATCTTAAGCACTCAGGTGGGATGACTGAAGCCGTGCGTACGGCATTGGAGGGGATGGTATGAATATAATTACGATTGACTTTGAGACATACTATGCTAAGGACTATGGCCTTAAAAAGTATACGACCGAAGAGTACATTCGGGATGAACAGTTTGAAACGATTGGCGTTGCGGTAAAGGAAAATGATGGTGAAACTAAATGGTGTAGCGGAACGCATGAGGAGATATCAAATTTTCTTAATGCATATGATTGGAAAAATTCGTTTGTTGTTGGTCATAACATGCGTTTTGATGCTGCTATTATGTATTGGCGTTTTGGCATTAGTCCCCTTGCTCTTGGCGATACTATGGGAATGGGTCAAATATTGCATGGACTCACACAATCAGTCTCCCTTAAAAACTTATCGGAGTACTACCAAATCGGGGCGAAAGGCACGGAGGTTTTAGATGCGCTTGGTAAACACCGTATTGATTTTAGTTCTACTGATTTGGCACAATATGGTGAGTACTGCAAAAATGACGTTGAACTTACACACAAACTATTTAAACTCATGTTGCATAAGTTCAGCAGAACAGAACTAAAGCTCATTGATTTAACTATCCGTATGTTTTCAGAGCCTAAGCTTGTGCTTGATAAAGTATTACTGCTTACACACTTGCACGAAGTTCGCACAGCTAAAGAAACACTACTTGCCGATGCGGGTGTAGATAAAGAAGATTTACTATCTAACCCTAAGTTCGCTGAACTTCTGCGAAAATTCAATGTAGTACCGCCCATGAAACAAAGTCCTACCACAGGGAAAGAGACCTATGCGTTCGCAAAAACAGATGAAGAGTTCAAGGCACTACTCGAGCATGAAGATCCGCGTGTACAGATTCTTACGGCCGCGAGACTCGGTAACAAGTCTACTATTGAAGAATCTAGAACGGAACAGTTCATTGGAATCGCTAATCGAGGAGTACTCCCAGTTCCTCTCAAGTATGCAGGAGCCACAGTATCCCACCGTTGGTCTGGAGTGGACGGCATCAACTTACAAAACCTACCTAGATCGTCTAAGTTACGAAGAGCAATTACAGCTCCTAAAGGTTTTAAACTCGTTGCCTCAGACTTAAGTAACATCGAGCTACGCTTAGCTTATTGGTTCGCAGGATCGATCAACAAAGTTAACCAAATCCGAGAAGGTATCGATTTGTATAAGCAGTCAGCAAGTGAGATTGCTAACGTGGCCTATGATGAAGTATCTAAAGATTTACGATTTGTATTTAAGGTTGTCAATTTGTCAGGTATTTATGGTGTTGGTGCAGCGAAGATGCATAGCATTCTAAAACAAGGTGGTGCAGAGAAAGATATTAATGAAGTTAAAAACATTGTGTATGCGTATCGCAATAGTAACCCTGAGCTTGTTGGGGCATGGAAGAAGGCAGGAGATATGTTATCTGCCGTTCATGCAGGGCAGTCCTTCAGTATGGGGCCAGACAGTATAATTAAATCAGTTGAGATGGGGATGATTAAGCCTAATGGTATGGTGCTTGGGTTACCTAATCTACGTAAGTTAAAGAATGCAGATGGTACGGGTGAGTCTTGGGTATACGATAAGATTATGGGGCGCAATGTTATCCCTGAATATATTCATTCCGCTAAAACTTTTCAGCGTTGCATACAATCCCTAGCTCGTGATATCATTGGGGATCAGCTTGTAGCTATCGCAAAGCGGTATACCGTTGTACTAACCGTACACGATGAAATCGTATGTTTAGCTAAAGAAGATGAAGTAGACGACTGCGTGTCCTACATGACGCAGTGTATGACGACAGCACCGAGTTGGTGTGCTGACTTACCGTTAGCTTGCGAAGTGGGCGTAGGCGATAACTATATGGATGCTAAATAATGGCTGAATTAAAAACGTGGTCTTACTCGGCGGCAACAACGTACGAGCAGTGCCCTAAGAAGTACTTTCACTTGTATGTTGCTAAGGATGTTAAGACAGATAACGATTCACCTGTTCTTAAATATGGTAACGAAGTTCACAAGGCTGCGGAAGAGTACATCGGTAAAGGGAAGAAACTACCTGAGAAGTTCTCTGAGTTTCAACCGACTTTAGATAAGTTAAAACTTATTCCAGGTGAGAAACTTTGTGAGTTTAAACTTGGTCTCACTAAAGATTTGAAGCCCTGTGGGTTCTTTGATAGTGATGTTTGGTGGCGAGGTGTTGCTGACTTACTTATCCTAGACCGCAACAATGGCTTGGCAACAAGTGTAGATTACAAGACAGGTAAGAGTTCAGAGAAGGCGGATACTCGGCAGTTATCACTACTTAGTATTGCTATCTTCAAACACTTTCCGGAGATTAAAAAGATTAAGGCAGGGCTTATATTTTTGGTAGCCAAAGACCTTGTCAAAGATGAACATCACGTGGATAATATACCTGACATGTGGGCTGAGTGGTCTGAATTGATTCAGCGTATTGAAGGCTCATATGAAAGCGGTGTGTTCAATGCGAGTCCTAATTACCTCTGCAAGAACTACTGCCCTGTGAAGAGCTGTTCTCATTGCGGAAGATAATATGGCACGTGACTACCAAAAAGAAAATGAATACAAAGCAAAGCCTGACCAGATTGCTAAACGTGTAGCGCGTAACAAAGCTAGACGAGAAGCTATTAAAGATGGTAGAGTATCAAAAGGTGACGGTAAAGAGATTGACCATATCATTCCACTAAGCAAGGGGGGGAGTAATGATAAGGCCAACACTCGTATCAGAACTAAAAGTCAGAATAGTAGCTTTAGCCGCAACGCTGACAAATCAGTAAAAAAGAATACACCTAAGAAGTAAAAGTTAAACGTTTGGTCTACGTTACAGACCTGGGCACATCGGCTTTCTCCCTCCCTCTCGGGTCGATGTGTCCATTTTTTCGCTTTAAAATTGGAGAGATGTATGGAGATTTATAAAGACAAAGCATTAATAGTTAATACGAGAAGACCCGAACTATTAATGGAGAAAATCCCTAAGTGTAAGATTGTCAAAGAATTTGATAATGGAATCACACAAGTAATTATCAATTGGGGCATCGATGAAGTTGTTGCCCTATCGGATTTACGTGTTAAGAACCCACCATCACCCATTGCCAAAGAATACAATTGGCCTGGCATCCACACACCGTTTGACCACCAAAGAACAACTGCTGCTTTTTTAAGCGCACATCGTCGTGCCTATTGTTTGAGCGAGGCAGGGACAGGTAAGACCTCAGCTGTGATTTGGGCGGCTGATTACCTGATGAACAAGGGTCTCATTAAGCGCATGTTAGTTGTATGCCCACTCTCTATTATGGAGACCGCTTGGCTACAAGACTTCTTTAAGACTGCCATGCATAGAACAGTAGGTATCGCATACGGCGCGGCTGAGAAGCGTAGGAAAGTATTGGCTGAGAACACAGATGTAGTCATCATTAATTATGATGGCATCGAGGTGATACAGAAAGAGATTATCGCAGGAGGCTTTGACTTAGTTGTTGTTGACGAAGCTAACTATGTGAAGACATCTACCACCAAGCGTTGGAAGTCACTCAATAAGATTTTAAAACCTGAGACATGGCTATGGCTCATGACAGGTACACCTGCTGCACAATCACCAGCTGATGCATATGGCTTAGCTAAGTTAGTCAACCCTGCATCCGTACCACGTTATGCTGGGACATTTAAAGACCAAGTGATGCAGAAGATTAGTCAGTTCACCTGGGTGCCACGTCCTAATGCACAAGACATTGTGTTCCGTACGCTACAGCCTGCCATCCGCTTTACTAAAGATGAGTGTCTTGACTTACCGTCAGTACTGTACACCACGCGTGAAGTAGAGCTAACCGCACAGCAGAAGAAGTACTATAACTTGCTTAAGAAAGAGATGTATATCCAAGCGTCAGGGGCAGAAGTAACCGCAGTTAACGCAGGGGTGATGATGACAAAGCTCTTGCAGGTTTCCGCAGGATCGATTTACTCAGACAAACAAGATGTGGTTGAGTTTGATGTTTCATCACGTATGAC